CGGATGAGGCTGACCGGGCGGGCGCGCTCAAGCAACTAACCGATGCGGGTATGCCCCTGCCGCTGGCGATGGACATTCTTGGTTATGAGTTGACCAAAGAACAACGGGCGATGTTAGACGCCGCGCTCAAGGAAAAAGAAGAGAAAGCCGAACAGATAGCCGAACAGATGAGCGCAAAGCCCGAACCAGAAGAGGCGCCGAAAATGCCAGAAGACGACCCGGAAGATAACAGCGAGCGCATGAAAGCCGACCTTGAGAAATGGCTGCGGAAGGCGGTCAAAGCCCTACAGCGCGGCAAGTCGGCAAATGTACACTTTGTTTCCACCTATATTCCAGGTGATTTGATGGCTACAATCAGCAACCGCCTGGTAGCGGCGACCAATGAGGAGCAGGTTAGTGCGGCATTCGAGTTTGTTGAAACGGTGACACAGGTTCCGGCTGGCGGTGAGTATGACACCGTTACTGCCCTGCTGACTGGCATAAAACTTGGAGTTGAGGCGCTCAAGGCGGTTGAATGACAGCCCGGATCATACTGATAACAGCCATTCAAGACGCTGCGGATGAGTTAGAACGGCGCGGTATAAAGCAGGTTGATTTCAAGCGGCGCGACAAGCGGGAGCCAAACCGCCGGGAGAAAGAAGCCGCAGAAGATGCGCTTATGCTGTTCATGCGCCGATATTTTAACCGCCAGACTGAGCAAATCAAAAAGCGGTTGAGCATGGTCATCAAACAAGCTCCCAACGTTGATGACATATTCGAGGCGGATGCCGATGAGTTGGCGGAATTATCCCGGTTGTTATCCAAGAATGTCAGGAACGGAATCAGTTTATTTGGGCAGTCTACTCCAGTAGACATTGATTACACCCTTACTAACCAAGAAGCGGCAAAATGGGCACAAAATTACGCCGGAAAACTTATCAAAGAAGTTGACGCTGTATCTTTGCGAGCGGTTCAGGCGGCGGTCCAGATGTTTGTGGAAACCCCCGGATTCACATTGGGCGACCTGGTGGATTTGCTACCATACAGCGAGCAAAGGGCGCTTATGATTGCGGTAACAGAAGTCACCAACAGTTACAAGCAAGGGCAGATACTAGCTGGGCAAGAGTTGAAAGAACAATTTCCGGATGTGCGTGTGATAAAAACATGGTTCACCAATGCCGATGACCGGGTTTGCGACTTGTGCGGCAAACTGGATGGAAAGACGATCAACCTCGAAGACACATTTTATGAGCCTGAAAATGAGTATCAAGATGGCAACCCGCCCTATCATGTAAATTGTAGGTGCTGGATAGAAACCTCTACCGCGCTGGCAGATGTATGAAAATCAAAATTGAGGCAGCAGGAATGGACAAGATCAAGAGGGCATTGACCAGATTTCCGCGCCAAATATCGAAGTATCTGCAAGCTGCCGGTAAAGAATCCGCCAGCCGGGTTATCCTACCAACGCAAGGGCTTAAGAAGTATCCACCCCGAACAGCCGCCAACCTACCACCTACGCCATATTACATCCGAGGTCGCGGTACGCAGTACAAGACCAAAAACAACCTGAAAAGCGAGCGGCTTGGCACTCAATGGTATGTGGCAAAATCCGGCAATTTTGGGACAGAAATTGGCAACCGCGCCCGTTATGCAAAATGGGTAGTGGGAGAACAGCAGTCAGTATGGATGGCGGTCATTGGATGGCGCAGGTTGGCGGCTGTGGTTGAGGAAAAGATGAGCGGCATAACAGCGGTTTATCAAGCCTGGATTGACAAGCTGATAAGGGATTTATTTTTGTGATGCGAATATAAAAATATGGTATACTAGATACAATCGAACAGGTTTGACCCGCAAGATAACCAAAGGCCGAAAGGCGGTGAAAAGGCGGGCAGACTAAAACGCAATAGGCGATGCATCGCGGCGTGATTCCCTAAATGGGTTTCGCGCCGCTTTTTGTTGCATAGGAGGTTTGATGACAGATAAATTACCCGAAGAGGTTTTGAGCGCCCTGAAAGCTGGCGCACGTCACAACCAAGAGGACTTGAAAGCCTTGCAAGACATACATGATGCCGTAATTAGTCTGGGCGCAATCTGCCCGGAGCCTAAATCAGAGATTGTCACATTCCCCCCGCTGGGCGGATATGACAAGTCTCTATATTTTGGCGGTGCGGTCAAAGCCCTGGGGGGTGGCAAGGTGGGCGGGTTTTTAGTGCGTTATGGCGATTCAGAAACCCTTGATTTGACCCAACAGTTTTTCACCAAAGATACCGATTATGGTGATGCCAAAGAACTGCCAGTATATTATCAGCACGGGCAAGATATCCACTTTGGCAAGCGCCGAATATCGCGCGCTACAATCAGTAACGATGAGTTTGGCAAGTGGGCTGAAGCGCAGCTCGACATGCGCGATGAGTACGAGCGTTTCCTATATAACATGGCCGAATCTGGAAAAATGGGGTGGTCATCCGGGACAGCCAGTCACCTCGTAGAATTTGAGCCGATTGGTAAAGCGGAGTGGATCAAAACATGGCCGCTGGTCGAGGCAAGCCTGACCCCAACGCCTGCCGAACCGCGTAACAATGTTATATCGCTAAAGTCTTTTGTAACCAATTTACAGGCAGCACCGATAGAACCGACAGAGGCAGCGGGGGACGCTGCGCCGGTTGATGGTGAAGCACAACCAAAACCAACCGAACTATTATCAAAGGATAACAAAATGGAACTCACTCAAGAACAACTGGAAGAGATTGTAGCCCAGGCCGGACGTTCCGGTGCGGATGCCGCAATCAAATCATTACCTACTGTCAATGCCGCTGGCGTTCAAGTTACGCTGGATGAAGCTGACCGCCCATTTCAGAATTTTGGCGCTCAGTTGTCGGCAGTCAAGCAAGCAACCCTGACTCAGGGGCGCGAGCTTGCCCCACGCCTCAAGGCATTGAACATCAAAGCCCTGGGCGCTAACGAATTGGTTGGATCCGAAGGCGGCTTTTTACTTGAGCCTTCCTTTGCGGCCAATTTATTGACCCCCGTTCACGATACCGGGCCGTTTTCCAGCCGCGCCGCAAAGCTCCCCATTGGCCCCAATGCCAATGGCGTTACTGTGCGCGCCGTTGACGAAACCAACCGCGCCGCAGGTTCTCGCTGGGGTGGCATCCTGGGCTATCGTCTGGCAGAAGGCGGAACCAAAGTTGCGTCAACCCCGACATTCCGATTGGCGGAACTTCGCCTGAAGAAATACGCGGTTCTGTGCTATGCAACCGAAGAGCTACTGCAGGACACCACCGCCCTGGCGGGCATTGTCCAGCAAGGCGCAAGCGAAGAGCTTGACTTCATGGTGAATGACGACATCCTGAACGGCGCAGGCGCAGCGGGTCCGCTGGGTATTTTGAACTCCCCTGCCCTGGTTTCGGTTTCGAAAGAGTCCGGGCAGATTGCCGCGACGCTGTTGATTGAGAATGTTTACAAAATGTGGGCGCGCATGCATCCACGCAGCAAGGGCAACTCGGTCTGGTTCATCAATACCGATGTGACCCCGCAGCTGTTTGGTCTCAATCAGGCGGTTGGTACAGGCGGCTTCCCAATGTTTATGGCTCCCGGATCACTGCCAAACAGCCCGTCCGGATCACTGTTAGGTCGTCCGATTGTTGAAACCGAGTTCAATGCAACCCTCGGCACGGTTGGCGATATTGTTCTGGCGGATATGAGCCAATACATTATGATTGACCGCGACGTACAGGCAGCCAGCTCGATCCATGTTCAGTTCCTAACGGATCAGGTGGCTTATCGGTTTGTGTACCGCGCCGATGGTCAACCCAAGATTGCCGCACCGCTGACACCCTACAAGGGAACCAGCAATACACTCAGCCCATTTGTCGCACTGGCGACCCGTGCATAAGGAGTAAACGAAATGTCTAAAGATATTTTCATGCCCGAAGGGGCTTTCCCTGTATCTGCAACCGCCGGAGCCGTGACGACCAACGGCGGCGTGACTTGCGATAACATCAGCCTCAAAGAGGCGCAGATGGTATATATCCACGTCCACCTGAAACAGGCTGTTGGACACGCAACCGCCTTCACTCCCCTGGTAGGCACCTCTGTCGCGACCTGCGCAACTGCCCTGCCTGATACCGTGGAAATCTACTACGGCAATACCACTACCAGCAGTGTAGCACTGGCAGAGCAAACCGCCGCCAAATTGCTTACGCTGGGCGCGGGTGTGACCGGAGTTGTCCACATCATTTTCAAGATTGACCCGTCCGTTTTGGGTTCTGACTATGACTGCCTGGGTATGACCATCGGTGACTCATCGCAGGCTACCAATTTCGCCAGTGTTGTGTATTGGGTGGTACCTCGTTACGCTAACAAGGTCGCCAGCAACTCGGCTACCCGGTTCATCACTGACTAAGGCATATCCCCCCGCTCGCAAGGGCGGGGGGTAATCCTAAAACAAAGGAGACAACTAATGCCTAGCTATTCACCCTCAACCATCAACCAAATCGCCTATATCAATAGGGGCTTGCGAGTTGACAAATCCGCCACTGCAATTACGGGGATCAGTACCAAAAATCTGTTTACCGTAGTGGGCGGCAACTGTATCATTCTTGGTTTGATTGGCGAAGTTACGACTATCGTACAGGCGCAAGCCAATAACACCAAATATATCTCAACCCCAACTGTCGGGACTGCGCAGGATTTGTGCGCTGTGGTAGACGTTACCGGGCATGAGGTGGGCGGGTTATTGACCATCACGGGCGTTTTTGCAACCGCCGCTGTCAAAGGCAACGCGGGCGCGGGCGTGATGATGACAACCCCCGTTGTGGTTGCCCCTGGAACGATTGGCATTAACACCGCCGCCAGCTCAACCGGAGCCTATCAGTTCTCGATTTGGTATGTGCCAGCCACCGAAGGCGCATACATCGAAGCGGCCTAAATTGATAATGTGGGCAGGGTAACACCTGCCCACAGGAGAAAACCAAATGCCACTAAAAAGCCCACGCGGAAGAGAATTACTGCAAGGCGAGGTGCTTACTCTTCACGCCAGCGCAGCCCTGACAGGTGCAGTCGCAAACGCAACCGACACCGCCGTTCCTATTTATGGAGAACGGCTTGTATACCTGTTCTTACTGGACGTGACCGCCGCCGCCCAAGATGCTGGCGATACCCTGGATGTGTACGTTGACACCCTGATTGGCGCGACATGGATCAATGTTGTTCACTTCACGCAGGTTCTGGGCAACGGCGGCGCGCTGAAGTATTTTGCCAATATCCTGCCGGAGAACATCGGCACAACTCCGCTGGTGTCCACCGACCTGGCGGTAAATACCAGCCGGGGGGTAGTTGGTTCCGAGTTTCGGTGTCGCTATACCCTGGTGGACGCGGACGCAGATGCATCTATCACCTGGTCATTGACAGGATATGCGCTCTAATGGCTATAATCAACGGCTATACTACCTTACAGGCTCTCAAAGCCTTGAAGGACATCACTGTTGCTGACACCACGGATGATGGGGTAATCAATGATTTAATCACCGAGGCCAGCCGTTATATTGACGGAAAAACTAAACGTAAATTTTACCCACGCCAAGAAACCAGGGTGTTCGATGTCCCAGGTGGGCGTGATTTGTGGATGGATGATGACCTGCTGAGTGTAATCTCAGTCACTAACGGAACAGGCGATGCAATAGCCTCAACCGAATACATCCTGCTCCCGGCAAATTATTACCCAAAATATGCCATTCGATTAACCAACTCTACCAGCGAGTATTGGCAGCCTGAAGATGGCGTATTGTATGAACAGGTGATTGACATATCGGCTTGGTGGGGATGTCATCAGCATTTTACTCAGCGCGCTTGGTTGTTAGGGTCCACGCTCAATGAGGGCGCGGGGCTGAATGCTACCGACCTGACATTCACCGTCACATCTGGCACGCTCTTCGCCGCTGGGCAAGTTATCAAGATCGAAAACGAGATTATGAACGTCTCGGCGGTCAGCACCAATGACTTGACCGTGATTGTACGCGGGGATAATGGGTCTACCGCCGCAACTCACGCAAACGCAACGGCTGTTTATATCTGGCAGCCAGAACCTGAAATAGAATTAGCGTGCCGCCTGATTGTCAAGAGCCTGTACCAAAATCGGTTCGGAAATAATACCAGCGCAACCGCAACCATCACTGGGGCGGGGGTAGTGCTTACACCCGAGGACATCCCAGCCAGCGCACTGAAGATAATAACTCCATATATCAAGGGGGTATAAATGGCGCTAAGAGTTGCAACTATTTCAAACAGCATCGCCGCCTTGAGTGTATCTGGATTGGTGCTGAAAGATATAGACGAGATACCCGCTGAGGTAGGGGACAGAACACCGATTCTCATTCCGATGCCGGACTACATGACTGATTTCGAGATGGTTAGGGACAGTTTTGGAAGCGGCGATACCGCCAAAATGACCGTGCAATACACCCTAAATTATCGCCTGTGCTACATCCGGGCGGGAGCGGGGCGGGCTAACGTGCTGGAATACTTTGATAACATGGTTTCCATGTGCGCGGCAATCATGGATGCGGTCCTGGCAATTGGCGTTTTCACGGGTGCTGAAGATATTGTCCCGGTAGGTATTGTTAACATGGGGATTGTCAATGACCCGGCGGATCAGCCTTATTACGGCTGCGACCTGTCGTTCAGGGTGCTGGAATTTGTCAACTAGGAGAAATTATGGCAACAGGCAGAACTAAACCAAAATGGACCAGGGTATTTGCCAACGGATACAATATCTCCGGTTACGGGCGCTCTATCGGGCCGTTGTCGGTTGAATACGATGAAGCCGACCTGACCACCTGGACAGACACAACCAGGGGCTATTTACGTAACATAGCACAAGCCAACCTCGGCACGTTCAACGGCGTGTTTGACAACACCGCCACAACGGGCTTACATGCCTTACTTGGAGCAGCGGGGATTATCCGCACTGTCATTGTGGCGATTGGGATAAGGGCAGAACCAACGCAAGGTGACCCGGCGTTTTGCGGTCAGTTTTTGCAGGGCGCTTATCAGGTCCAAGAGGACGGCGGAGCGGTTACGGTAAATATCCCGTGGAACGGTTATTCCGCTGAAGCGACCACGAAACTATACCCTATGTCCTGGGGGCAGTTGTTACATGGCAACGTAACCGCGACGGGCGCAAATACGGCGGTAGGATTCGATAACCCCACTGGCGCGGCTACTACCAACGGCGGTTATTTTATCTACCAGCTGCTTTCAACCACCAGCGGTGCAGGTACGGTTACAGTATCGGTACAGGACAGCGCCACTAACCTTAACGATGGGGCATTCGCTAACCTGGCGACTCCGCTATCGTCCGGCGCGATTGCTTACAACGCCCTGCCCGCTTATGGGGTGGTGGCAATGCCTCCAGCTCCATCTGGGGCAGCCACAACCATACGGCAATACGTCCGCTGGCAATTGGCTTTTGCCGGTGGTATGGATCAGTGTACATTCGTTTCAGCCCTGGTAAGGGGCTGATGATATACCCAAAAGAAAACTTACGGAGGTTTGAAAAATGGCAACAGGCAGAACAGTTACGAAATGGGTTAGATTTTTGGTAGACGATAGCGGCGGCACGCCGCGCGAAATCCCGGTAGACTCTATCAGCCCGGTTGGTTTCACTTATGAGGAAAACGACCTGACCGCTTGGCAAGATGCCGTTAAAGGCTATTTGACCGGTCATCCTGA